ATCGTATTTTGGTATTTTAGTATGTGTAACAAAATTTGTAGAACCTGTTTTAAATTTTTCAATATTTATTTTTTTAGGTTCAGTTTGATTGTCTGTCCAAAATAAAAACTTATCAATAATGTTTATACCAGTTATTAAATAACTTTCAGAAAATAGTAATATATTATTTTTATCTACTAATATAGGTGATATTGTATTTGCTATTTGGTCATATTCTGCTATTACGCTTGCTTCATCTGAAGCTATAAACCAATAAACTCTTTCTGTTTGTGGATTTCTAATTGAACCAATACAAACAGCATTAGTTAAAGAATCTATATAATTAGTAGTCCATTGGCCTTCACCATCACAAGGATCAGAATTTACACCAAAATCTCTTCTTTCTAAATTACCTTCTACATTTTGCAAAGAACCACTATTGCCGTTCTCTGAGTTTGCTAAATCTAAATTTAAAGCATCTCGGTATTCACCTTGAGGAACTAATCTTTCGTCAAGGTCCTTATTCATTTTCCCTGCGTTAAACAGGTGAGTAAATTCGGGCATATATTAGTGTTTTATTTGCTTAGATTTGTTACGCATTACTTGCGCAATTTCTTCTATCTTAATGTTAGATAATCTTAATTTAGCATTTCTTTTAGCAGCTCTTGTATCTTTTTTAAATCTAGCTACTAAATACTCTGGTGTATTTGCTCTTGTGGATAATATTGCTAAAGCTATATATTTATATAAAGCTTCTTCGGCAAATTTATGAACAGTCATATCCTCGTCTTTCACATGAAGACCGTCAGATATGTATTTTAGGGTTACAATTTTATTAACCATACCTGAGCCAAAATATATTATTCCTTTTAATTGATCAATATAAAAAACGCCATTAGTTTGCGCTTGTTGTGGGCTAAGGCCATATCTTCTACCCCACCAGCCATCTCTTATTAAATCCTCACCATCTATATTTGTAAAATCAGGATTTTGAGCATTTCCTGTTTGAAATTTTCTTTTTGTTTCAGATTCATTTGCATATACTATTTCGCCATTCTGTTGATCAAAAGCATATTCATAATTATTATCTTGTATTATAGCTGCTGGGTTGCTAGTATTTATAGCTGGGTACATTATTCTTTCTATACCCTTATCGTCAACCCATGTAACTTTCACATAATTAACATAATCAGGAGGAAGTATAAAATTTAAACTAGGGCTAACCTCAATTTCTTGTGAATTTATTGATGGCAATATATCAAAACTAAATTCCTGTATACCTCTCTGAGCGTGGAAAGCAACATCAGTTCTTTTCACTTTGCTAATAATTTTATCTTCTCCAACGTAAGATATTATAAAGTTATTTATTATATCTTTTATTGATACAAACTGATAATTACCATAATTTTCGTCTCCGCTGTTCCAATTGCCATCGGGCCCTAAATAGTATTGTGCGTTTGTTTGGTTTATTAGACTCATATATTATGATTTTTCTTGTTGTACTTTTTGCATTTCTTCTTTATCAAATACTTGATATAAGCTTAAATCTTTTATAAGTATTCCACTCATTTCTAATATTTTTATTACAAGTTCAGTTTCTTCGGAAGGATGTAATTCAAAATTAGTTGTAGTTGCAGGGTTGTATAAAGCTTCATCAAAAACAATTTGATAGCCCCATTCAACTTCAGCTGGAACTCTAATATATTGAAAAACAACATCAGCAAGAGTTGTTATTTCTGAATCTCCATATACTCTTATTCCCTGCGAACTAGCAGTAAATACGGGACGTGTGTTTGTTGGTCTTGTTAAAGGTGAAGAATTTATGTATAAGAATTCATTAGCATTTATTCTTTCTGCTTCTATCGGCTCTGTTGAAGTAACACCGAAGTTATTTGTGGTGGTGTTATTATATACAACAGTTCCTAACCTATACATATCGTCAGGCTCGTCAAAGAAATCGCCTGTTCTAGTTGCTGGATTGGCTGAAGTTTCAAATATATTTATTTTTTCATTAAGTATATTTAACATGTCCGAATATTCTGTAGCGTTACCCGGAACTCTGCCAAATTGATTAATATCATAAAAATATTGTTCAAATAAATCCATTTGCGCTTGATTAGCAAATAAATTAAATTCCTGAGGCGTTACATACCCTCGTTGTTCTTTATTAAGTATACCTAATACTCTTTGATAAACAGTGTTTATGTTTACAGCCATATTATAATTTTTTTATAGTTATTAGGCCACCATTAAAGCGGCCTAACCACTATAATGATAGTCTAATTAAGTCGTTGCATTATGACTTTATAAACCTCCATTCCTTCGTCTGTCTTAAAGTAAGCAGCCAAAGCTGAATAAGGATGTTCGTCAAAAGGCACAGTCATTAATTTTCTATTTGTATCACCATAAGTAAAAGTTCTTTGGTCTGGTGATAACTTTAAAATACCCTGCTCTGTTGCTTTAGCTCCAACGTTTCTTAGTTGTACATTGTCGTCTGTTGCTAAATTAATAAATAAACCAGGGTTTCTTTTTGCAAATATCATTAAATCTCTCTTTACTTCACTAGATGATAAATTATTTACTTTGCTTCCAATTTCAGCTCTTAATATAGCTTCTGCCTCTTCTGTTTCTAAACTCTTAGCAATAGTTAAAGCTTGAAGTTCTAATTCAATCCAATCTAGCTCATTTTGTGATTGTCCTACTGGATCAAACTCATAATATAATATATCTTTATGTGGGTGATATAATGATAATAGTTTTTGTAAAACTACATTTTCTTTTTTAACAATAAGTTTACCATCTTTAAATATAATTCTACCTAAAGTTGATGGCCCTTTATGTTCTTCTGCAAATACACTTCTTTGATTTGTAGCATATTTTATTTCTCTATTATAACCTAACTCTTTATCAAAATAAAGTAAAGGTTTTCTTTGAGAATGTTTTGAAAGTAAAGAATAAACAACTGGCGTTTTACCTGACTTTAAAAAATAAGTTCTATCTTTAAACTCAAAAATAGGTGCAGCTGGTTTTTCAATAATATTTTTTTTAATTGCTTCTTTCTTTTCAATTACTTGAGGTGCAACCTCAACAGTTTCTTCTGCTTTAGCTTTTTTAGCCATAATATTATAAAATTAAATAGTTAATGAAAATAAAACCCCAGGGCCAGTCAAAAAGCTGACCCTGAAATTTTTATTTATGTATTATGAATTAAGCAGTAGCTTTTTTCAATAATACGAAGTTGTTAGCAGCTTGAACACATAAACATCTTTCTGATAAGAAATGAACGTTCATTGCATCCTCGTCACTTGTATAGTTACCACCAACTGAACCAGTAATCCAAGATTTCATCTTTCTGTCATCAGCTTCAGAAGCTCTATATCTGACGTGTAAGAATGGTCTTGAAATATTCTGTCCTAACATTTGATCGTATACTGTAGAAGTACCAGCTGGAACAATAACTCCCTCAACATCGCCAACTAAGCCTCTTGTAGTCGCGTCATTTAAGTATTTCCAATCAGTTTTGTAGAAGTCATAAGAACCTCTTCTAAACCCAGAGAAACCTAAATTTAGCGCCATATCTTCAGAATTTTCAAATACTCCGTAAGAAGTACCGCCAGTTCCGTAAGAATTTTGCTCAGCTAACATATTATCAATACCTAAAGAAGTTGCTCTATCTAAGAATAACATGTTCTCTTCAATAGCTCCTTGCTTATCAAGTTCTTGTAATATTAAGTCGAAGTCATCTAATCCACCTGCATTGCCAAAGTCAGCATCAGTGTAAACTAAACCTCTATTTTCAAGAGCTTCAAAAAGTCCCTCACTACCAGTAATTGTACCTGTAGAACCAAAGTCGTTAGGTGAGTTAATAGTAGCAGTTGCTTTTTCAGCTTCAATCATTGCCATCTCGATTTGATCTGCAAATCTGATTCTTGCTTCGTGCTCTGATTTTAGATACCATAAATATCCAGATGTACCAACTTCTGTAGTTACTTCAACCCACCCGATTTGAGCAGTATCAGAACCATTAACAGAATATTTGTCTCTAAGAATAATTGGTTTATTATCAAATTGCTCGAAAGCAGCATCTACAGATGTACCTGCGTTTGAAGTTCCTTTAATATATTCAGAACCATATACAAATACTTTTCCTGCAGCATGATTTGTTAATGCGCCTTTGTAACCTTCAACAGTAAGAGCTACATCACCACTAGCATTAGCAGCACCAACAGCAGATACAAATCCTTTTTCAACTACTAATCCGTTAGCTGAAGCTACAACGATAGTTGCTCCAACCCCAATTAGGTTGATTGATTTGTTATTTACACCTGCTATAGTTACAGTGTCACCACCAGATACTACTACTGGGTCGTATGCGATATGTAATCTCCCCTGCTCAGACCAAACTACTTGGTCAGAAGCCATAGGCATTTCAGCACCTACCATTCTTAAAAATCCGCTGATAGTTCTGTTTCCAAATCTTTCAACTTCTTTTTCATAAACTTCTGGTAAGAATTGCTGAGTAAACTTTAAGTCATCTAAACTTAAATAGTTGTCGTTAAACAACGCTTGTGTCGGGCGAGGCGTTAGATGCGCCAGTGCTGAAGCACTACCCGTAAATGATCCATTTGCGGCCATAATTTTCTAATTTAAATATTAAGTTATACTTACTTTTTCTTAATTGTGTTTTTAATTTTCAACTTAGAAGTGCTTTGACCACCGATTGATCTGACTTTCCACCCATTTGGAGCACTGACTTCTTCATGGGCCCCTCTCGGTTCCATATCAATGTTCTTGGCTTTAGCCATTGAATCTTTTATGGCGTCGGCTTTACCTTGCTCATAAAAATGATTCGCTATCTTATCGGCATTCATCGCTGTAAATAAAGACTTGTGATAGCCCGCCGCATCTGACATTTCATTATTATCGTTTAAGAACTTCTTAACAAAATTATTAATATCACTTTGGGTTGTCTTAATTTGTTCTGCGTCTTTTACATTAAACCTAAATTTTTTGTCTCCAACATTAAAATCAAAACCTTTGAAATTTTTGTTAAAAACATTTTCAGTTTGTTTGTTAAACACAGCACTTTGCTTTTCAGCTAGTTTAGTTGCTTCCTCGTTTTCTTTTTTATAGCGATTGAAAAACTCTACCGCTTTTTGTTGATCTGGATTTAGTCTAGATCCAGATTTAATTTCTTGATAATATTTAGACTTTAAAGTATCTAAATGATTTTTAGCTTTTGCAAGCTCTTCTTTATATGCTATTTTTTTCTTTTTAATAGCTCTTTCTTCATCAATTTCTTCATCAAAAGAAAAATTATCTTCCATTAAGAAGCTAATCTCTTCAGGCTCTAAATGAGGCCTTGTGTTTTGATAATACTCTCTTAATAATTGTTTTTCGTTAAGTTGAGAATAATCAGTATTAAGTTTTACATAGTCTTGCAAACTACCACCGGTTTCATTTAAAAAGTCAACTACCTTTTCTAATCCTTCAGGTAATTGTGCTTGTGTTTGGTCTTCCTGTAATACTTCTTCTTGTTCCGGTGTGGGGTCGGTAGTCTCAGCGATTGCTGCCACTCCTCCCTCGTCAGTATTATTTGTTTCAGTTGGTTCATTTGGTATTTCTTCTAAAATTACTTCTTCTTTGTCGGTGTCCCGTACTTCTTCAACCACTTTTTCGCTACTTGGCGTGTCTTCGGGTTGTCCGAGAGTAACATTGCTCTCATCTGTGCTTTGCTCTTGAACGGCATTTTCTTGATTATTTAATTTACTTAAATCTACTTTAATTACACCATCATCAGCTTTTGTGATAGGCGCTTCTGGTTTTACTTCCTCTACTGGTTGTTCTACAGTTTGCTCTTGCTCCTCAACTTGAGGCTCAACAGCTTCGTTTTGGTTTTCTGCCATGATAAAATATTATATAATTGTTTACTATTATTATTACTTAGGGTCAAAAGAACCTAAGTCAAAATCTCCGCTAAGTATATCGTTTCCAGAGGATTCGAAATTTTTAGGTGGAAGATTATTTTTTCTTTGATTTATAAGTTCGCTTTGTTGCGTTGCTTGCAATTCAGTTCTTTTATCTTTTCTATCTTCTTTTTCTTTTAATTCTGATTTACGCCCGGCCACCTCAATACCTTTTAATTGCATATTCATTTCAAACTCAAGTTGCATTAGCTCTTTCTTTAATGCAGCTTCTTGCATTAGCTTTCTTGAATCAATTTGCGCTTTAGCTTGTTCAAAGCCAATTTTATTTTGTGTTAATGCTTGATTCTTTTGAACTTCAGCTTGTGCGGCAACTTGTTGAGCTTGTGCATTTGCTTGCGCTTGCGCTTGGATATTTTGCTGTTGCATTTGCTGGTCTCTTTTTGCTTTTTCTTGTCTTTTAATTTTTAAAAGTTGATTAGCCATTTTAAGATTCTTAATTTCTCTTAAATCTATAGCATCATCTAAATCAATTAAACCTGCAGAAATAGCAGCCTGTATATTATTTTCTAGTATTTGTCTTTCTTCTTCATCGGGTGCTAATTCTATAAATATACCAAAATCATATAAATATAAATCAGCCATCTCTTGTAATACTGCTACGTTTTGATTACCTATTTTATGTATAAAAGCTTCTCTTGTTGGTGAATATTCTATAATATCAGATATTCTTAAGGATAAACCTTCACATAAATCAGCAGTTAAAAATAAACTACTATTTAATATATGTCTTGTTGCTGTATTAGAATTTGCTGCAGCTAATTTTTGAACACCAACTAAAGCTCTACTGTCAGGAGTGCTACCGTCTCTTGCTTCATTTAATCCGGTCACATCTCTTATCATTTGTAAATAATAATTATATGTATTTATCAAGCTAGATAATTTAGCGCCACCTGATCCTGATTGTATTTCTTGAATAGGCACTTTACCAGGATTCATATCTCCTTCTTGTGTAAATGACCTACCAATTACAGAACCTGTTTGGAAAAACATATTTAATGCTTCTTGCGGATTGTAATTAGTTCCATTACCTAAATCAACTTCAGCTAAGCCATCAGCATCTAAATAAACACCGTCTGGCACCATTCTTGACATTACTTGCTGTAATTTCAAATGCGTTAACTGAATCATGTCTGCAAACCCCGTTATACGCGATACTAAGCTTTCTATGCGACCTTTATACATTCTAGGTGCTACAATACTATAATTCATTTTTACTTTAGTATAATCGCTTTTTGGGCGTATCATGTTTTTAGCCAAATCCCATTTTAACATTCTACCGCCTAATACTTTTACACCTTCATATAAAACCTCTAGTGATTGCGAAAGCTTTTCAATTTTATGCTCTTTCATTATTTCCTCTGGAGGATTAAATTGATCGTCTTTAGGTATTAATTTTGAAGCACCTGTAGCAAGCTCTTTAACTTTGTATACTTCATTAGTATATGTTTTATAATTAAAATATAAAACTTGAACAGTATTTGAATCGTCTTCGTCAAAGTTTTGTATTGTTCTATCGTAATAACCGCTATTTCTATAACTTTGTTGAGATATTTCTTTTAAGTCGTCATTAGTTAGCCATGGAAATTCTTTTTTCAATTCATTTAAATGCACGCTTTTTACTTCGCCTACATAATAAATATCATCAAAATAAGGTGATTCCGTGTAAGACCATACTAAATTTACTGGGTCTACATAATCTATTACAACTCCCTGCGATTTAGAAAATGTATTTTTAACAGCACCAATACCTATTGTTGTTAAATCATAATTACATCTTCTTTTTGTTAAATCGTATTTATTACCTTCTAATAATACATTTAATGCTTGCTCTTCTGCTAACTCCACTTGCTGCTTATAACTAAGTTGCATGTGTAATTCTAATTCTTCTTTATTTTCAGGAACAACATTAGGAGCATTTTCAAAAAGATTCACACCAAACTCTTTCATTACAAAATCGTTTAGGTCTTTAGTCTGCATATCTCTAATTAAAGACTCCATATATTTAGTTCTTTTCTCAACCCCATATGGATCTTGCGAATATGCTTTTATATCAAATGTTCTTTCTGATATACCATTAACTACTATATCTACAAATTTAGGTATAATAGGTACAGGCTTCCAATCTAAATTAAGATATGATAAATCGCCATTAATAGAAAGTTCATCTTTATATTTTTGAACGCCTTGCTCTCCTCTCGCATACAATCTTAAATTGTGGAATGTATTTTGGTTACTTTTAAATCTACCTAATCCATTATCTGATGAAAACCACTCGCTTTCAATAGCCCTACCTACTTTATTGCCGTAATCTTGCGACATTTTCTCTTGATCACTTGCTATCTGACTTGGAAAATAAGTTTTTATAACTGACTCAGCCATATATTTATTTTTCTATTAATTTTGAAATCGCACCTTTATTGGTGTATTTAGCTATTTTTAAATTTAACTTCTTTTTTTGCATTTGCGGAACTGGCCTATATAAATTTTTATTACAAGCCATAATAGCTAGTCCCGAACTTATTGCAGCATCAAATTTAGTTCTTTTGTTTATATCAAATTTAGCCCATTCGTTTAATGTATTATTAAAATACATGTTACCGTATTGACCATCTTCTTTAACGCCAACATATTGATCTATATAAGATTCTATTGCCGCTGCGTGCGCTTGTTTTATATCCTCACTTGAATTTGGTATACCACCTATTTCTTTTTCTGCAGTTGAAAGCTTATTCCAAAGCCTGTCAGGTCTATTCATTGAATATCCTCTATAACCTCTTCTTTTAAAATAATACAAAAGTCTAGGTTTATTATTTTCTGCAAGCAAAGGCATTCCGTAAAAAACGCAAGCCATTAATACGTCCTCAAAAAACATTTCTGCTGTTTGAGGTCTAGCTATATATTCTAAAAAAAACGCATTTGGCGGATGATCTTCAAGGCTAAACTTAGTTAGCCCGTGCAAAGAGCCTTTAGAACCTCTTCCGTCGGTTGTACCGGATATGTCATAACTGTCACACCCGAGTGCGCCAATGTGTTCATTAGCTGGGTATTTAATTCCATTTTTTAAAATTTGATTGTTTTGTAATTTTACATCAGGAACCCAAGATATATTAAATCTACCTGAAGGATTTGGAGTAAAATTAACTAAAGTATCTTTAACTCCATTTTGCCACTGAAAATTGCCTTTTGTTATAACGGAACTATTTCTTAAATCTTCGTTATAATCTATTTGCTCGTATATTTTTACTAAATTAAATATACTATTTTTAGTTTCGTCCCTAAAAGCGTGTTCTTCCGTTCTAGGAAATTGCCTATAAAATTCGTTTAAAGCGTCTTGGTCGCCCCTTAAACCATCAGCCTCGTTATTCCAGTGTTCGATAACTCCGAGATCAATAGTTTCTCCGTAGTGGTCTTCACAATGTTCTTGTGGGGTATTGAATACAGGCATTCCATAAGAATCAATGAATCCTTCGTAATTCCATTCCATAGGAATGAACAAAGAATATAATCCTGACTTAGTCTGTCCATTGCGGTTTCTTTTTGAAGCGTCTGAATCATAATATAGCTTTTTAAAATTATCACCACCTTTGTCTAAAGCATTGCTTGTAGACCCCATCATACATTTACCTATTATTCTACTACCTAATCTTAATGTTGTTTTCGTGACCCTCCAGTTGTTGAGGATGTTGTCCGGCCTCTCCCATTTACCTGATTCGTCGTGGACGAGTAACGCGAGCTTCTCCCCATCGTAGGAGTTGTCACCCGTATTCTTCCAGTCGATTGTGGTGTCGAGACCCGAGAGCTCCTCGGTCCTTTCATTATTGAGTAATTTTTTACGCGTAAGTTTGGACGCGGGTACACGATAGGCCAATTCGGTTTTGGGTCTATCCATACCGTCCTGTATTGGTTTAAAAAAGAATGGGTAGTTAACCGATATTGGTACCACTTTATCTGTGAACATTTTTTTAGCATCAGCACCGGACTTTGATAATATACCATACCTAGAGT